TTTATTTGCGGAGTGCTCATTGTTTTCGACATGGCTGCATATGACTTATTTAAAGCAGCAACACCAAGTCCTGCAAGGTCCGCATCCATTTGTAGGGCGCGCATCCCTGCTCGTGCCTGATTCATTCCCGAACCGAGCTCTTTTGCACCCTTTCCTCGGTACGCGTACATCGCGGCTTGCTGTTCCCTGATTGCAGCGGCGGCCGTAGCTATTGCCACCGTAGCGGCGGCGGCCCCACCAGCGAGTATTTGCATCGCCCCTGAGTAGGCTTTCGCCAAAAATTTTCCGGCGATAAACAAGGCATGAACGCCCAACATCGCTGCTCCGAGTGCCGCCATTTCTAGGATGATGCCTTTTAGGGCAACAGTTACAAACTTCTTTAGGACTCCACCAAAAGCTTTAACGCCTTTATCGATAAAGTCAAAATGCCGCTTGAGGTTACTCGTGCTCTTGGTGAGACTTTTGTCCATGTTCTGAAGGTAGGTGTTGACGTCGCTACGCCCAGACGAGAATTTTCCAGACTCGCGTTTGAGCCTCTTGACTGCCTGCGTGGTTTTTTCAATAGCTGTAGTCCTAGCGTCTACATCTATTTTTATGACGATTTTTTCGTCTGCCATACCTTTACTGCTCCATGTGAGTTTTTAAGTCACGTGAGTGTAAAAGCAGCCAAGCTATGTAGGTTTATACCTACTGAGTCTTCGACTTTCGCTCTTGCTCTTCGCGGTCGTTAGATATAACTTTAGCACAGGCAAGCCTTATCATCCAGTCAATGTCGTCTGATTGAAGGATTTTTAGGGGGTCTGTCCCGAACAGTTCTCCGAGTCGAGCGGCTGTTTTAATTTCTGCCGAATCGACTAGTTCGTCGAAGACCCCTTCGAGGGGTCCACGGCATCAACCGTATCTGAGTATCCAGATGCATCAAGAATTGCCAATGCAGCAGCCTCAACGTGTGGGTCTACAGCAAAGAATGCTCTAACGCAATCTGGCAGCGGACGTGATGTTTCTGTCATCTCAAGAAGAAGTGGGGAAGCGAATGTGATTTCGTTTCCGTTGTCGTCAAATACTTCTTCTCCGTCAATTTCGATACCGACAGTCGTATGTCCGATGACCATGCATGCAAACTTCGTTGCATCAAGACCGTTGCGGGAATCTTCGCCGGATGCTTTACGCCAGTTGCGCATTTGGTTCTGGGTGATGTTCGGACTAATGCGAACATGAACACCAGGACGTTCTGGTACTTCAAGCAAAACTACCGTGCGTTCTACCTTCTTGGTAATAACTTCACGAAGTCGGTCTAACGCAGTGTCGCCCTTTGGGGCTGCTTCTGCTTTAGCCTGCTTTGCTTTTGCTGGTGAAACGGGAACTTCTACTTCTGTGCTGTAAAGGCTGTTGTCGCTCATGTAGCAAAAACTACCACATAGACAGTGAGGTCCAGTGCAACTACCTTTTTTCTAGTTTTAAAGAAACTAGGAGGCTGTTGGGGATTCTACGTCCTGGATTGCGAATGTCAGGGCAAATGTTGCTGGTGCACCGGATGACGAGTCGCCATCTGGCTCAGTGATTCCAACAAGAAGGGCCTTGTAGTAAACGCGGTCAGTTCCAGGAACTGCTAGGTCGCAGTCGAAAACCTGTACTGTTACGTCGTACTCTGCACGACCAACGAGTGGGCGGAGACGGGCAATCTTCTCTGCAATTCCGGTTCCAAGCTCTGAAGCAACTCTGTCCGAGTCGTAGTGAGCTGTCATTGTGATGTCACCAATTTCTGATGGAGCACAAAGAACTGTCGGGCGAAGCTTTCCACCTTCGTAAATCTTCTCAACGGAGGCAGTGATTTCACCACCAGACACCTGAGCAAACTTGAAGTTTGTCCACTTAGGGTGCGTCTGGTTAATTGGCACGATACTTCCCAGTACTTGCCTTTGCGAAACTTTTGTATTTGGCATGCTCTATTCCTCCGTTAGACGACTGACGCCGTAAGGTTTGACTTGATAATGTCGACTTCGATTTTGTCGCCGACGCTGCTTACGCGAAGACCAACTTTTGCTTTCACAGTGCCACCGGCAAGCTGTGAAACTGGGTTGAGCTTTGCGTCGCATCGTACGGTGAAACCTGAGTCAATCTTTCGTCCGTTTGCATCGTAAGCCTCAAACAAGGCTCCGATGTCGCGAAGCGGGGAAAGAATTGCAATAAGGCGCGACTCGATTGCGCTGAAGATTGTGTTTCTTCCGTCAATCGTGCTGAAGACAAGGTCCTCAAGGCTTCTGCCGGCTTCAATGACAACGTGGTTCACGGTGTCTTGTGCTGTGATGTATCTAAAGTTCTCATCATCAGACGAGAGTGAACGTGCGCCATAGATTCGAACAGAGTTCTGAATGATTCTGATTGCATTGACGCTGGAGTCATCGAGTGAATCTCCGTTTGCCTTGTCAATGTCGGTCTTTACACCAGTAACAAAACGTGATGCTGAGAGCAAGCCTGCAGCTGGAACATGAGAACCAGTCTGGTTGTGGGCGGTTGCTCTTTTTGCTGCGACATAACCAACTGGCGGAATGAATCGGCTTACACCATTCACTGTCGTTGGAACTTCAATCCATGGAAAGTACAACGCTGCATGTTCTGCATTGTCTCCGCCTTGAAGCGCAATTGCTGTAGATTTTACCGCAGCAATAGTTGCTCCCTCTACGTCATGAAGGATTGCAATTCTGCTGTTTGTGTTCGCATGCGCGATTAATGCATCGTGCATGGTTGAGTTGGAAATTTCAGGGCAAGTAACAGCTCCAGAACCAAGAGCGCCATTGAACAAGTCAAGTGAGTCAACGTAGTCTCCAACAACAACCGATGAACCAGCAACTCCTGTTGAGAGCGCTGTTGCGGCGATTGCCATAGGAAGAGTTGTTGCTCCGTCTGTTGCTGTCGCGGTCACATACTGAGTTGCTACTGCGCTAAGGTTGATTCTACCTGCTGCTTGCGCTGCTGAGGTAACTGTTCCTGTTGAGTAAACAAGAGCATTGTCGTAGTACAGGTTGACTTTGAATGACGTTCCGGCAATTACTTCAACTACCTCAACATCTACATCGGCGCTCCATGCGCCAGGTCCGTTTGCGTCAATCGTCAAAACGCCTGCAGCCGAGGAGTTGTCAAGTTCTAGTGTTCCAGATGTTGCCGAAGCACCTATTGTGCGAGCGATGTAGCACTGTGTGCCACCTTCTTCAAAGAATGTTTCAACCGTTGGGTGTAGGTATGAGCCTGAAAGGTAACCGCCAAACGTGGCTTCGAAGTCTGCAATGCTTTCGACAAGCACTGCTTCGTCTACAGGTCCGCGCGCTGCCTTGCCGACCACGAACAGCTGCGAAGATTCGCGAACCGTTGTTGCTGATGGACCTGTTCTTACTGCTGTCGAAATGACTACACCGGGCATTGGACACTCCTGTTGCTCGTTTTAGGATTTTGAATCCCGCCTATTGGTTTCAATTGTACAGATGCTGGACCTTTATCTAATGCAACTGTTAAAAAGATTTGAATTAAACGGTTTTATGTTTTAAACCTTTTTTATTGTACTTCACGCAGGCTCAAATGTCGGTAGCTCTTTTATTTCACTCGTATCTGGGTCTATTTGGACTCCAGTCTGGGTTACTTCTAGTTCAATTTCCGCAACTTCACCGATTGGTTCTCTTGTGACTATCTCGTCAATTTGGAGGGTGTAAGAAATATATGAGCCAGCAAGAAATCTGTCGCCCTTCAATAGAGTTAAATCAGAGAACTCTTCGCGTAGTGTCGATTCGTCAATCATTGCACGAAAAGAGTTTCTAGCGTCGTACGCCTTGAGGCATGGATAATCGAGAAGTGAAGCTCTTAGGACTGTGGTCAGACGGTCTCTCATTGTTGTTGCAGCCTCTGCACCATCTGCTCTCGCCCAAATGTAGGTGCGCATTGCGTAATCGACCCTATACAAAGGGTCTGACCCATCGTACCCAATTCTCTCAAACTTACTTGTGGAAATTGCAACGGTGATTATCGTTGGCCATGTGTCCATTGCAATTGGCTCGTGGATGAAGAAATCAAGAGGTGTCGGGAGTGTGATGTCGTCGACGTTCCAGCCGTTCCTATAGCTAATTATCCTTACTGGTACATCAAGTTTTATATATTCATTGACATACGACTTTGCGAATTGTGGTCCGTGCATCAGGCTCATGGCGTCTATCCTGCACCAAGCACGAGATACTTAGCGATTTCGACACCAAGTTCTCTCGGGAATTCCCTAGGCGTAAAAACTATTTTTCTTGCTGGCATCTTGGTAGTGCCGTACTGATGGAATTTTGCGTACTCAACAGAAGTCCCAAACGTGGCGGTAGTTTTCTCAATCACGTTCACAGCCGAGTCGTTCATGTTGGTCAAACTTCTAAACAGATTTCCAGACCTGACCATAGTTCCGGCTCCAGGGAAATGTGCCGACTTCCAGGAACCATACTCTTTGTCTAGTGGCTGCCATGGTTTCCCGCTTGGAAGGCCATTTGTCATGAAGTTCGCAGCATTGGCTAGCTCGAGCTGACCTTTTGCCCACTTGAAGACTGGTCTCATATCCCCAGCCCTATCCTTCATGTCTTCCAAGAGACCAAGAACATCGTCGGCCTTTACTTCGACCTCAATCGTTATTCTTCCAGTTGTTCTAGCCATTACGCAACCCGGACTCTTCTGTATCTCCTGACAGAAGCGAGTTCCCTATCGCTGAATCCAGTCTCCAGGGGAGCAACGTTTCTTGTGTTTAAATCTTTAACACCGACAACATCGTCGTGCATATTTTGTATCTCCCTGGTGGCTGCACGCAGAATCATTAACTTGAACATCTTGATGTTTTCACCGTCGAGACCAGCGGTATAGGTGACCGTGACTACGTCATTTGCAAACCCGAAGAAATATTCAATTCCGTAACGGGTTACCACATAGTCGCTTTCGACAGTAAGGGTGCGCACGCTTCCGAATTGCGGTTTTACTGTCACCTCGGCCACGGAGACGATAGGCGAGTTTCTCATGTAGATAGTTTGAGGTGGCTCGCTATAGACCGTATTCTCGACCGGGCTTGTTGTGCTGAAAGAATCGCCGACAGGCCTGTTGGCCGACAGGAACGTACCCATTGGTACGCCTATATGCCCAGAATCAAGAACATATTCCTCTGTGAATTCGGTTGGCTCAACCGGCCTGCGGAGGTATGCCTCTAATTCGCTTTGCAAACCCTCCAAAACCATATCTGCTGCATCTTGCTGACGCAGAGATAGGGAGATATCCATGTATGTGACTAGGTCTGGGACTGATACGAGCATCATCTACCTCTGTGGTCGCAACTTTTCAGTCCAATTGTAGCACTTATGGAAAAGCACTAATTATTTAACACTCTAAGATTTAGTGTTAACGACTCTTTTTTGCTGCTTTCTTGACTGGAGCGGCTTTCTTGGCGACCTTCTTGGCCGGTCTGGCTGTTTTCTTTGCAGCCTTCTTGCCTGCCTTCTTGATTGTAGAGGCCCTCTTCGTGGCGGCCTTCTTGACTGCCTTTGCCTTTGAAGCTTTCTTAACTGTGGCAGCCTTCTTTGCTGCTTGTGCAGCACGAGCTCTTCTGGCAATTCTGTCGGACTCTTTAAATAGGGAGTTGCGTCTTTTTGTGTCCGGACCACCCTTTTGCCCGTATTTGCTCATTTCTTTTGCAATCGCTCGCTGCCTTGCCAAATCTTTCTTGGATGCTCCAGCCCCTTTTGCTACTTCTGCAAGTTTTTTGAGCTCGGCCTGTCCACGCCCAGAAACCTTGCCCCTGCTCTTGATGTCCTTTTCTCTACGAGCAACATTTGTGGCTACGTCTGCAAGGGTTGGACCCTGAATTGGCTGTGGCATATTAATTTTTCCTTGTCTTGGGACGGATTAACAAAATAATTATATCACCGTCATCTGTCTTGATTTGGCGGTCTTTCTACAACTGGCTGATTATCTACAGTACCAGCTGGCGCTTCAATTGGGACCCATGCCCGGGAATATGTGTGCTCTGCAATCTTCCGAGTCTTGATTATTGAGGCTTCGAGCATTACCTCTAGCTCGTCTGTCTTCATGCACAGGAGGGAAGCAAAATCATGGCGGTTATATTTTCCCGATTGCTTGAGCTTGCGAATAATGTTCGACGTCTTTTTTGCAACCAGACTCCCACGACCCCTATTGAGACGCAGGTGCATCATCATTGCTGTAAGCCCGTCGCAATCATGCTCAATCACTGGAATCATGTCCCCGTGGGCATCAATAATCCTGGAGACGTTTAGGGCCAGCAGGAGTCGTTCGCTCCCATCAATGACCTCCATGGTTGAGGCTCTGATGTGGATTGGTTCGATAAAACCAAACTCCATCAATGATGCGGACAGAACTAAAAGGTCAGGACGAAGTATGTAGGTAGCTTTCCACTCCGGAATCTTGAGCTCGCTTGCGCTTACGTATTTAATATTCAAATGTTTCATCTTTTTCCTCTGTGCTTTCAATTGTTCGTACGGCATGAGCCTTGGTCTTTGGCCCAACCGGAGTTGGGGAGTTGGAGTCAAACTGGTTTAACAACAATGTCCTAATCAAATAGTTCAACGGGTAGCCGCTTGGGTCTTGGGCCTGCTTCTGTCTGAACTTTGAAACGTAAGCTCTCGCCGAACGTGAAGGGTCGTCTCCAATAATGAAGTCATTAATAAAGTTTGATGCACCATCGAATCCGTCTTTTGCGTATGAGGATATTAATTTCTCAATGTCAAAATCTTTCCAGAGTCTTCTCTGGGCATCTATATGTGGGAAACATTCAAACAGCCTGTCGTAGAACTCTGGCTCGGTTGCGATGACATCACCAATTCTCCTAATAGCGACAGAGTGAAGTGGTATCCCAACTCGCGTGTTACTTCCAGTCAATGCGGCCAAGTCGTAGTACTCGCAATAATCAGAACCATGCTCTTCGGTTATGAACTTAAAAACATCATCCGTATTCCAGTCGTATATAACCTTCGCAAACTTCAGAGGGATTCCCCTCTTGAGTCTGTATGGAGTAACTATGTAGTTTTCATGAAGCTTTTGAACAATTGAGCGATACCTAACCATCGACTCGCTTGCGCGAACCCCGGTTATGAATGCAGTGTTGCCAACTTTCCCCTGCATTGTGTAATAGTCAGTCTGCTCTGGTAGCGAGCTAGCAGGGTTTAGTCCAAGCGTCTGGGCATTAATCGCCCATGGCGGCATGTCGCGAACCCACTGACCTGCAGCACCCCGATTGGCTCCCCATAAAAGAATTCTCTCGCGCTTTCCCAGGACCCACACTTCAGCGATAAATGGAAGGCAGTACCACTCCATGTCAACCCAGTCATAGTTTCTTACTCGTTCTACATATTCAATCGTCTTTGGGCTGACCATTTCTTCGTCTCTGAATATAACTTTTACAGGACCTAAACCGCGCTCTTCGTGAACCTCTTTCGCTAACAAGAGTGCTGCGGTTGAATCTTTTCCTCCAGAGAACTGAACACACACTGTGTCGAACTGGTCGTACACGTGACGTATTCTTTGCCGCGCAGCATCAATGCACGATATGTTTAGGAACATTCGTTGTCTGGTCATGGCATGTGTGGGTCTATGAAGTTGATTAACTTTTCAGCCGTTGTATCTCCATCGACAGCAGGGTCAGAGCGTAGCCATTTAATAAACTTGTACCACTGGGCCTGTTGGTCCGCGTTGTCAAAAACAATTGTGTACTGAACTGCCGCCTGTGGGGCGGAGCCGGGTACGGCAATAGTCGAGCCACGAGTTGCGATGTCAGAATGGTCAAGGTTTGAATTTGCAACAATCCTGTTTTCGCCAGAAGAATCTTTTTCGACCATCCCCTTGATTGAATCAACGGCATCATCAAATATTTTTTTATCGTCTATTTGTTCTTGAGTTTTTTCAACTTCAAAGTTTCTTCCATTAGTACTATTTTCCTGTATCAGCATGTCGTTTTCAAGCGATGCAAGTTCAAATTCGTCCCACCCAAGACCATCCAAGAGTTCGGGAAAGTACTCTCCTATTTCGAGAAGCATGTCAGTAAGAAGCTCTGGTTCTGTGTAGCCAAGTTCCATGGTCCTGTTGTCGGCAAGCGCAAAGGCAATTGCCCTCTTGTCGTCTGCGTCTAAAAATATAACTGCTATTTCTTCCCATCCAAGATTTATTGCTGCTTCAAGCTGGTGGTTTCCCGCAATGACGGTCGCGGTTCCGTCTTCGTTCCGCTTGGCGACAATTGGTTTTACTTGTCCGAACTCCTGATACGAAGCCATAATCGCATCTACATTGCCAATGCGAGGGTTACCCTCCAGATAGTCAAGTGCATCTACGTTTACGGCAAGAGATTTTAGTGATGGATGTATTCCGCTCATACCTGCGCCCTGACATTTGCGTTTAGTGTTCTCATTGCATCGATGGAAGTACGCAATGACAGCAATGCTTCTCTTTTTGTTTTCACCAAAGCTTCAGCGATTTTGTATTCGTAGTTAACATCATCGAGCTTATAGTCAGCCCACGCTTCTCGCTCCTTGATTGAGCCGGTCTTAGAGAGATATTCTTTCGCCCAGCTTGACTTGTAGCGAGCTTCTTTCTTTGCTCCTTCAACAGCAAGAACTTCAAATGCTTCAGTCTCTTTTTCTAGCTCTCCGAGTAGTCGTAGCATTTCTTGTTCTATCTCTATCTGGCTTATAGGTGCGCTTCTCATTCGTTTCCTTTCACTTGTAGTGGGCTCCAATCTACTTTGTCAAGAGCGTCTTTGTTCACTTTTGGCCAATCAATTGAGCTTACCCCAAGGTAGGTCTTTGCCATTTCCAGGAGTATCCACGCATCGCATTGGTCGTCGGCCCCAGGGTTCCGGAATATAATTCCTGTTTTTGCCGATATGGAGGATACGACTTCGTTCTTTGAAGCGTTCCCCTTCCCGGTTGCGAACTTTGCACGGCAAGTTGGTGGAATCTCGATGAATGGAATACCCATTCTGTATAGGGTCGTTCTCACAACGCCACCGAGCTCTCCAATGGAAAATGCCTGACCGCTACGAGATGCAAAGGAATAACCCTCAATTATGACTACGCCTATTTCTTCCTCTTTGACAATATCGGAGATGGCGGACGATATTAAATCAAGCCTTTTTGGACCTTTTTCTGCAGTCGCAATTATCCCCATTTTTTTATCACTACAAAATCCCGTAGACACAAGCGATAGGTCAAGGGCTAGAAGGTTCACGACCGGAGTCTAGTCCATAAAAGCAAAAACCCGCCGAACATCTAGCTGGTTCAGCGGGTTCGTCGATTGACTCAGGCAGCGTTCAGTTGAGTCTCGATTTGCCGTAGCTTTCGCTACTAGACCTTTGACCACCCGCCTTTCTCCTACTCGGAGTTAATACTGGCTAGATGAAAAAAGAGTAACACTATTTTGTAAAGCTGAATAGTAAAGCATTTATCATTAAAAATAACAGCAGGTGGTACTGAACATGCAAAAGCCGAGTAGGTCTCCCCACCCGACTTTCGCACCTATAACGGTCCTAAGGATTACAACAATACACCCGCAATAAATACTGAAAGTGTTAATTGTAAATAAATTTTTTAAGGGTGAATTTTGAATAAATTTTTTTATATTTATTCCTAAATAAAATTTTACAATGTATAATTTCTGCGTACCCGATTTCTACATAGGAGAAAACATGTCAACAGCATCACTCGCCCCAACAACCATCACAATGAATATTGCTGGTGGACTTGCAACAACCAGCATCGTCACAATGGCTATGCCATTTGCTGGTTCCGTCACTGGCGCTTACGTAGCCGTAACCACAGCCCCAGTTGGTTCCGCTCTTACAGCAGACCTGAAGATTGGTTCTAACGTCGCAGCAGCGTTCTCGATTGCTGCCGCTGGGACATCGGACGAAGGAACACTTTCGGCTCAAGCATCAAACCTTTACTTCACAAAAGGTGCTCTCGTTAGCCTTGATGTGTCGGCTGTCGGTTCAAGCACTGCTGGTTCAAACATGACAGTTGCTTTCACTGTAGTTGAAGGCTAATTAAACTTTCCAACAAAAAAGCACCCCATTCATTGTGGATGGGGTGCTTTTTTTATGTCAAAAATCAACGCTCCCAGCCGTGTTTTGCTAAACCCAAATCAAAAGCAAGTTGAGGGTAGTTGCCAATCCTGGTGTGACATGGCCTACAAACTGCAAGAACATTGTCTGACTCGAGTATTGAGCCACCCTGCGAACGGCGAACCAACTCATGAACATCAACGCTATTGTTTTGAATAAAAGTTACCTTCTCGTCATGCTCAGCGAAAATCTTGCAAGCTTGACAAAATGGTCGTTCGCTAAGAATCTTTTCAACAAAGGGTCGTCTTAGTTCATACAGGTCGGATTGTTTTTTGCTTCTTTTATTTATGGGGCCACCTCGCTTGGGGGGTGCGCCTCGCTTGGGTGGTGCCCCTCTTTTTATCGGCTTTCGTGGCTTCACTTACTAGAGACTATCAACATCAATTTCGTCGAAATCCCAACTACCCTCAAGTGTTGCCCATAGCGCTCTATCGATAGATGTTTCTTCAAGGTCAAAATCCCTAAGCATTGAGCGATGAGTAGCAATTGCTCTCTTATAGAAATCAACCTGCTCCCATCCATCTAGGGTGATTTCGTCTCCAGTATCAATCATGGCAGCAACTTCGTCAAGCCGCTTGTCAACGTGAAACTTGAAACGACTTATCTTTTTTAGTTTTGAATCGTAAGCACTTTTTGATTCCTGGACAAGGCGTTTGCCATCCCTGCCGAGAGCCAAGTATCTAGCCTCGTCAGCATTGGAGTCGTACTCTATTTCGTCAATTTGCTCTTGGAGATTCTCGGAAAGAAACAGTAAAGCGTCTCTCCATCTTTCCCAGTTCTCTTTCAGCATTAGTTGTTTCTTGTGCAACGGTGAAAGTTTATTCTTTACTTCCTCGGCCACCATTCGCGCAAAAGCGTCATCATTCAAAAGCATTATTCTCTCCACGCCGGACATATTGTTTTATAGCTACAGAAATTGCATAAAAAAGATGTTTTTGCTTCGAAGTATCCTGTCCTGCATTTCTCATCTATTTGTGATTTTGTTTCCACAATCATCTGTTCAAGTTTTACTATCTCGGAATGAGTTACTTCTCTCTTGAGTTTTACTCCCTCCTTGAGATATAGGAGTTCGACCGTGTCCACATCCCCAACACCGAGGTTGATTAGTAGTTTTGCATATATAAGCAACTGAGCAAACTTCTCGTCAAGGTCATACTTTGGTGTTTTGCCAGTTTTGTAGTCGCTTACAGTGAGCGACATTTTTCCACTTGTCTGGCTGTACCTGTCTATGAATCCACGTAGTCTTACTCCGGCGATTTCGCCATTTAACTCATACTCAAGCCCTGCTGGTTCAAAACTTTTTGGGTCTTCTAAATTCCACAAATTCTCAACACAGAACCAAGCAGCCCAACGGAACTTGCTCAACGCCTCAGAGTCACTAAGGTTTCGTATTTTGTACGTCACCTTAAAACCATCAACAACCTTTAGCGCTTCGTCTTCCCATTTTTCGTCCCATATTTGTTTTGCTATTGGTCGACAGCTTTCAATTGTTCTTAGTTCTGCAGGAAGTTTGTACATCTCCTCAAGAATGTCATGAACAAAATTACCCAAAACAGCCCAATGGTTTGATGGGTCTGGTATCAGGTCAATTTTATTGAACTTGAATTTCTGCGGACACTGCTTAAATGTGCCTATAGAAGATGGCGACAAATAGTCGGGAGCCTTAAGCTCACTTGTCATCTGCGACCACGTATTCTCCACCGAAGGAAAGACGTGTTGCTTCCGCTATCAACTTATCAAGGGCGTCTTCTGTTGCGGTCTCTCTCTTTGGCTTCGGCTGACCGTTGCTGTATGTGGACCAGTACTCGTTGAGCTTTTCTCTGTTTTCTGCAGAGAGGGCTTTTGCGAGACCAACAAAATTGTCCCACTTGCTTGAAACTTCAGGTGTCACTCGTGCCTCTGCTTCCGCTTCGCTTTCCATTACTTGTTCAATTTCGATTGCTTCTTCACTGCGAGCAAGATACAAACCAACGCCTAATGTTTGCGCAGCTTTTTTTAACGCATCAGAGACAGCACCCTTAACTTCGTCTCCGATATCGACTGGCTCGCCCTGCTTGTTGATTTTGATTTTTTGTCCACCAACTCCATCACGGTAAACCGTCTCGCCATCTATGTTTACTTTCAATGCGACATGAGCGACAATTGACGTTCCGAGCTGTTGCCAGTTGCTAACAGTGAAAGACCAGTTCTCAACTCCGAGAACTTTGTTCATTCGGTTGATTACTTCACTTACAGGAATGTAAATTAGGTTTGCTCCGCCCTTGTTGAGTCGGCGCTCCATCTCTGATGGAAATGGCTCGGATAGGTTTTGATATGTATTATTTGTCATTTGCGTCGCCCTTTCTGACGATAATGCTTGTTTTCAGAACACCAGTTTCACAGTAGTTATCAACATTGATTCCAAGGCTTGAAAGTTCTTTTACTCTCCAGTATGAAGGTTGAACGTAATCAAGAACCTGCATTGCAATCTCTTCGGGGGACTTGATGATTTCACCAGTATCCATGTCCACAGACATTCTCACAAGCTTCTGCGCAACAACGCTTGCAAGGTCCTTGTGTTGCCATGCTCGGCGCTCATAGGAGCTTTTTTTCTCGACAACTCCACCGTTTTTGAGTTGCACATTTTTGCCGTCAGCGATGAGCTGACCGACGGATACAGACAGGGAATCGTAGACAGATGACATGTCCCTTTTAATCATGTTCATCTCATACAAAATGCCACAAGCATCTTCTACATCTGGTTGTGATTTTATATAGTCATCAAGTTCTCGCTCAAGGTCGAGAATATATTGACGAATATCAGCAATTCTTTCTGGTGTCATATTAGTAGTCCTTATGTAGGTTGTTAATAGTTACTCAAACTACTATAGACACTCTTCCGCGCTGAGGCAACCCCAAACCAGTTAAATGTGTAAAAGCTCCAACAGCAGAGTCAACCTGGTCGTCGTGGTCGCAGGCTTCCGGAAATGAGGAGAACTCGTCCAACCAATCGGACAGCCAGGTTCCACGGACAACGCGAACATTGCCATTTGCGGTAGCCGCAGCAAACGGTCTAGCTCTCGTCACCTTGTCACCAGTTGAGCGAATTGCCGCAAAATCGTAGCCTGGGAGAACATATCTGGCATATTGGTCCATTAGCGCCTTGCCAGATGAGCCTGGTTCCTGCTCCATCCTGATTGGG